GGTAAAGTATGCAAAATAAAGCTAAGGCAAAACTAATTCTAACTAGCCTTCTCACTCTGTAATAGGTAGGTGATCTCATAGACCGACCTCACTCTCTACCTCTAGTAATTCCATAATCCATTTATCAATATCAAGCGGGCGGTCTGAGTATTGATCTAACGCTCCTGCTAATAGACCTAACTCAACATAACCTAAACTTTCACTAGGTTTTTTCCAACTAGCAAACTTTAGGTCATCATCACCATAAGCGGTTTCAGCGTAATTGATAAGGTCTAAGAATTTGCGGAAGGGAGCATAATCCTCATAATTAGCACTCCACCGATACAATTCTGCCACCTTCTCAGCGTAAGCGGGAGCGGTGTCGCTCCACTCTAACGCTCCAACACTCTCTTTCACTTGCTCCATAACTTGCCCTCCTATTGTCTAGTTAGATTACCATTTAGTAATCTACCGCCCTCTCCCCTAGTGTAGCAGGGGAGAGGACAGTAAGCCACTAAGCCTAAGCTTTCGCTCTCTCTCTCACTCTTGCGCCCCACATAACCGCCAACTGCTCGCCCGTAATGTTGCGCCTTCCCTCTCTAGTTTGTGCGTAGCACTCCACACACAAGCCCCCCTCAAATAGTGCAAGGGGATTAACCTCAGCCTCACACTTAAAACAGTTAATCATTATCTAACCTCCTCCTCTATTGCGTATGGCTCTAAATCTTCGTAAAGATAACCGACTAGATCGCTCTCAATCTCACTATCAATAGTTGAGGCTTGTGCCAATTCCTCTCCGTAGTTGTCGTTTATTGCCTCTAATGCCTCCTCCTCCGAATTAAAGATTTGTTCTGCGTAGTAAGTAAAGCGGTCTTCCTTCCCTTCGCAGGTAAAGACCGCTTTAATTCCGTATTTGTCCTCGTGCTTTTTGCTGTGCGCCAAAGCCTCGCTCAGCGTTGCAAAGTAATCAAAGCAAACATCACAGACACGAGTTGTCATTAGATCGCCTCCAATTCCCAGCCGCCGCCTTCAGCCACAAAATCCTGAAAGTCGTCTTCATTCCACTCATCTAGTAAATCAATGGCTGCGCCAGCATCTGCCGCCTCAACCTCTATTTCATAAACTTTGGTTTGAGTTGCGGTGATTGTGTACTTCATTAGATCGCCTTCCTTCTCACTCTCTAATCTGTTTAGGAGAGTGCCACCGCCCACCCGCAAGGGTGAGCGATAGCCCGCCACTAATCTAGAAAATATTCTTCGCCCTGCTCTACTTCCCAATGCTTATTAAAAAACTCCTTTACTTTTTCATTATCTGAAAGAGTGGCTAATTCATAATCTGCTATAAATTGCCCTTCGTCTAGATGGCTCTGATACCAATTATCAAATAAAGCCCCGCCCACTTCTTCCAATAGTGCGCTGGCTAGATCTGCTGGCATAGTGTCTAGAATTGCTGGCTTGTCGTTGCTGTATCCCATTATTTCACCCCACAAGCGGCAAGAAAACGAACACGATCAAAGCGGGGATTATCTTGTCCTAATTTATCGGCAAGATTATTAACTAAGTCTGCCTTTAATTCAGCACTACCAAACCAACTAACCGCAATTACTTCAGCAATTAACTTGTAATCTTTTCTAGTCATTAGCGGGATTTCCTAACTGTTAAAGTTAAAGGAACAAGGCTTGAAGATAAAGCAGGTAATACAGATCTTTTTAATAGATCTTCAAGGAAGTATTCATAATTTAATACTTCACTATCTTGAACATCTACCTTGAAACTAATTGATAGTTTCTTCATTTTTTTATTCTCCTTTTAGGCTCTTAAGTGGGCGGGTTTGCTCACTAGGTAGAGGGTAGCGGTGTCTACCCTATTTATCTAATCTGTCCGAATAGTGAGATGGCTTGTGTCTGTGAGTTTGCTGAGAGTTCGGCAAGGTTAAACCTCAGGCTGAGGGTCAGGGTTTGCGGGCTGGGCTGAATTGCTGGCGGGCTGGCAAGGGGTCAGGGCTGGCAAGGGCTGGCAGAATTGGGGAAGATGTTAATTAAAACCCTGCCTAGGGGTAGGCCGCCCGCCAATCTTTCCCAATACGGGCGCAACGGCTAACCATAGCAAAACAGACATACCCGACAAGGCGGACAAATGCGGACAAACCGACCCCCCTGTGCTTAACGCCCGCAGGCTGGACTGTATACACCCACAATAAAAATATTTGCTAAAGTGAAGCTGGCTGTATATAGCCCGATATGTCCGTTTTGCCCTAGTTTGTAAGTGAGGTGTATCACATTTATAAAGATTTATTACCAGAAAACGGGAAATGGAGTTAATTTCCCGCCTTATATATAGTAGGGGAGTAAAACGAACCGCTTTAAGTTTTACGACCACATCGCTTCGGTAAACCTACGCGATGCCCCCTAAGGGCGAGCGAAGGTTTTACCCCTCAGTCGCTGTAGCTCCTTCGGGAGTTACCAGACAACATACGCAAAGCGGCAGGTGTAGTGTAATATTATCTCCAGTATAATATTCTGGGCCTAGTAAAATTAAAAGAATTTACTCTCGGCGCTTATCCACAGGTTTATCCACAGGGGAGTTAAATGGCTGAGAACTCAGCAGATATCGGCAAGCGGATTATTTTAAATTCCGTAGCAGAAGGTATGACGATAGAGCAAGCCTGTGCCTCCGCCGGTAAATCCATTAAGACTTATGAGTACTACCGCAGGACAGACAAGATATTCTCAGACAAGGTAGATAGAACCCGCCTAGGTCTTAGAGATAAGAACTTTGCACTAGGTGATGTAAATGAGATTACCTTCGCCCAGTTCAGGGATCGCTTCTTACATAATAAGACCTTTCCCCATCAACAAAATTTAGTAGATATGATTGAGGTCGGGCAACCTTCTTGGTTGCACCCCTCTATGAAGTATGAAAAAGGATTAGCTAATAACCGCATACTTCTAAACATTCCACCCAACCACGCCAAGTCAATGACTATTACAATTGACTACGTCACCTGGCAGGTCTGTAAGAACCCAAACTTTAGAGTCTTAATAGTTTCCCAAACTCAAAGATTAGCCGCAGACTTTTTATACGCTATAAAGCAAAGACTTACCCATCCGCAGTATGAGGCCCTCCAGTCAGCTTACGCTGCCGGTATTGGTTTTAAATCTAAGTCGGCCTCCTGGCAAGCAACTCGCGTTACCTTCGGTGATGAATTGCGTGAATCTGGTGAGAAGGATCCCAATATAGAAGCAGTTGGTATTGGCGGTCAGATCTACGGTAAACGAGCAGATATGATTATAGTAGACGATGCTGTAACTCTATCCAATGCTAATGACTTTGAACGACAGATCAAGTGGTTAACCCAAGATGTTAGATCTCGTCTTAACCCCACAGGTAAACTTATTATCATAGGTACCCGTGTTGCCTCAGTTGATTTATATAAAGAACTACGCAACAACGATAGATATCCTGGTGGCCTAGTACCTTGGTCCTACCTAGCAATGCCAGCTCTACTTACAGTAGATGATGATCCCGATAAATGGGAAACCTTATGGCCCGCATCCGATCAACCCTTTGATGGTCAGGAAGAGACTGAGAAGGATCCAGTAACTAATCTTTACCCTAGATGGAATGGGCGTAACCTATATAACGAACGCCAATCTATGGATGCTTCAACCTGGGCTTTGATTTACCAGCAACAAGATATATCAGATGATGCAGCCTTTGACCCAGTCTGTGTTCGTGGATCTATTGATGGTATGCGTAAGTCGGGTAGATTAACCGCAGGTCATCCTGGACACCCAAGAGATTTAAATGGCTTTACTTTTATCTGTGGACTTGATCCTGCGATGGTAGGAGATACCGCAGCTATCTGTTATGCAATAGATAGAGCTAGTAACAAACGCTACATCGTAGATGCTATCAAGATTACGCGGCCTAGCCCTGCTGCTATTAGAAATTTAATATTTGACTGGACATCCCTGTATGGTCCTAGTGAGTGGATAGTAGAGAAGAACGCATTTCAATCTTTCTTAACACAAGATGAAGGTATCAAGATGCACTTAGCATCTAAAGGTGTACAGTTTAAAGAACACCATACTGGTAATAATAAATGGGATGCAGGTTTCGGTGTTGCATCTATGGCTACCTTATTTGGTACTAAGCAATTTGATGGTAAGCACCATAGGGATAACCTAATACATTTACCTTCAGATCAAACTGAAAACA